GCGGTAATGCCACCAAAGTCTGCAAATAGTACTTTTTTTATGCCGCCAAAAGCGGACTTACAAGGTAGTTTTCTACCCGTTGTTAATGTACAAGCCATTGTTTTTTATGTTTTAAAAAAAAAGGGTAAGCAGATATATTCCACCTACCCTAATTTGTTGATTAATTATTAATTACTATGCGTATTCTACAAGGTCTGCTGCGATACCGAATTGTACTGCGCTAGTGAAACGCATTACCATTCTCACATTGTTACTAGCATCCAGATCACTCATATCTAAAACCTTAACCTCTTGTGTACTGTTCAACAAGCCGGTGCCGAAATATAGATTAGAGCGTTGTGCTGCATACATTTTGTTAGCACTCATTCCCGGGCATACAAATACTTTCACTCCGTTCATAGTCAAACTTCCGTTGTTCCACCATTGAGTACCCATATTGTTCACACCATTTGCTCCTAATCCATTTGCTGCAAATCCGCCAAGTGCTTGAACGTATAATTTAGCTGCTTGTGAACCAACATATAAGAATAAATCTTCTTTTCCGTATAGCGCTGCTGGTATTGCATCAATCACCTTGCTCATTTCATCGATGATGTTTGCGGATGTTAAACCACCGGCCACTAATGCTACTTGTTGTGCTGCTGGAATATCTCCCGCTGCTGCTGATGCTGCAATTAGTTTTTCAAACCCATCAAAAGAGTTGTTTGCTGCTGCTGCCGTATCACCTTGCCAAATACAAAATTCAGTGTTCTGTGCTACCTCACTTGCAACGTGTGCAATTAAGAAGTCTGAAAATTTTGGAGGCAAAGTTTGTCCTAATCCGTAGCCCATTGATTGTGCTTCCCAATCGTTTACAAAGTCGTACTTACATAATTGTAGGTTAACTTGTAGTTCTTTCGGCTCAATTATTCTTTCAGTTAAAGTAATAGTTGATGTAGGTGAAAAATCACAAGATGCAGATGCTACTAAAGCATTTGTTGCTAACTTTTTGATTACCTCTTTAAAAGCGATGTTCGCCTTTACCGTTAAGCCACCATCATCTATAGTTGATGCAGATAATAAAGCTGCTGCTATGTACTCTCCCGCGAACTCGCCCGCATAGGTAGTAGTGATATTGGTAGTTGTTGCTAAATTTACGTTTCTTTTGTTCATTTTTATTTGTTTAATTTACTTAATACTCTATCTAATGTTGTATTGAATTGACCTTTACCAAATTGCACTTGCTTCTTTTGTGGTGCTTTTGCTTCTGGATTATGTTTAATTGGTTTAACCTCTGAAAGTTCTTCTTTTACTTCATTAACTTCTTCAGTCATTTCAACTTCTTCTTCAGCTTCAACCTTATCTTTCTTAAGGTCTGCAATCGCATCTTCTAGGTTCTGGATTCTTTTTTCCATTCCTTTCCAATCTGCAACATCCGCTTCTTCTTTTCTTTCTTCCATTTCTTCTTCTTTTTTTTCTTCTTCCAGATCCTCTGTGATTTCTTCTTTAGCCGGTACCTCATCCGATACTTCACGCATATCTGCAATCATACCTTCTTCTTCAACAACTAATAATTTTCCATCCTCTAAAATATATTCCCCTACAGGCATCGCTACTTTCTCATCGTCAGTAACTATGAATATTTCGTTTCCTTTTTCAAAGGCTTCAGCACTTACAATAGTGCCGTTTTCTAACTTCATTTCCATAAGTTTAACTTCTATATTAAGAAGTGTTTTTATTTCGTTTAACATTTGGTTTGCTTTCATACTATTTATATAACGGTTATTAAATTAAAATTTGCATTTTCAGTCTGTTCTTGTTATCACTCCTATGCCTTGAGCTTGCATAGAACCATCACAGCACTCGCTAGAATACTTATTGGTATCCCAACATAAACAACCCCGACCGCCCCCAGTAGGTGATGTTCTACTAGGTATAAAGATTTTATTTTTATTGTTCCTCTGCATTTAGTATATCTTTTATCTTGTTAAGTAAAATATCATCTTCACTCATAAGGTCATTTAATGTTTTGTCTTTAGGTGTTTCCATTTTGTCTGCAAAGTAACCCTCAATAGAAAAGCCCTTAACTTTATTTGATTTAACATACTCATTCCAGATCTCATCGTTGTTAACCTTTACACTGCCCATCCAAGTTCCTAGTGGTACATCTAATCCATATAATGCAGTCTTGTCTTTCTCTTTACTTTCTACTATCCAACTTTCAACCAATGTTAATCCGCTTAAAACTTCATCGTGTTCTAATGTTGAGTTACTTTGGTTTCCTTTCTGTAAGAACATTTGAGATGCTTTTACAATCGTATCTTTTGAAAAGTATATGTAATACTCACCCTCTGCTCCATTTCTGTAGATAGGCTTATTAGGTATTAATAAAGCACCCATAAGTATTTTCTTTTCTTTATCTACTTCTGCAAGTTTAATTTCTTGGTTCTTTAATGCAACAAAGTCGCTTTCAATAGCCGGACTTTCTACAATAGAAATTGCTTCCACTCCAATATCATCTTGTTCTTCGTCTAAAATAAGTTCAATTATCTTCATAAATATATAACGTGTTTAATTTTTAAATTTGCATTTATCCAATACTAGCACCCTCTATAATGTTTCTGTCTAATTCTTGAGCAGTAGTTACATCATTACTTACAACGTATGCTCTTGCTGGTCTTTGTGTTTGTCCACCTATCGCATCTGCTAATTGACTTTCACCACTCGCACCCACTATATTAAATGCCGGTGGTACAGAGCCTCCATCTATTGAAGGTGCAGATATATCACCACCGCCTCCACCACCTATTCCTTTAGTCGCTGCTTTAGATGCCTTAACCGCACTTCTTATTGCAGATACAATACCAACTGCTTGTGCTGCGTATCCTACAATCAAAGGTATATTTGCCGGAAATGGAGCCGCTGCCGCTGCCTTTGCTCCACCGGCTGCAACATCAACCCCCGCTTCAGATGCTTTAATTACTGTTTTAGTTGCTGAATTTTTAGCAGAAAATAATGTAGCTTTAACATCCATTATCAATTCCTTTGCTAATAGTAATTGTTTAGCTATCAACATAGCTTGTCCAAATTTAGTTTCAGCACCACCTATTGCGATAAGATTATCAAATGTATCTAATCGGTCTTGTCTTTTCTTTTCTTCAAGAGCAGCTAATTCCTCTGCTACTTTCTTTGCATCCGCAATTCCTTTTAATCTCTTTTTTTCTGCTTTCGCATCAATTTTAGCTTGTTTTTCTTTGTCTTCCAGAGCAAAAGCATCTTCTTGTGCTTTTATAGCTGCTTTTTGTGCTGCTTTTAATTGTAATATCTGTATTGAATTTGCTCCATAAAATTTTGCTGCTAATGCTATTTGTTCATCATAATCTTGTTGTATTTCTCTTAATTTTTCTGCTCTTCTTTCTGCCTCTGTATCTATTAATCCTTGTCTAATTCTTTCAAGTGCATCAGCTTTTTCTTTCTCTGCTTTTATTTCAGCATCATTATTTTCTTTTGTTGTTTTTTCTCTATCTTTTTTATCAGCTAATAAAAAACCATCTCTTTTGTTTTTTAATTCTAGTAATTTTTTCTCTGTTGCATCTATTGTTTTATCAGCTTCTTCCTCAACCTCCTTTGGGTCAAATAACATTGATGAAGATAATTCTAAAAATCCTTCTGTTAGTTTTGTTCCTTCGTCTAAAATACCTAATGTTGCTAAACTATTTGTAAGACCATCTACAAGACCAAGTAATACAACTATCGGTGCAGTTAAAAAAGCAATAATGCCCTTGGTTATATTTTGGTTTCTTTCCGCAGCTTCGATCTGGGATTTCTTCTGCTGCTTTTGCTGTTCTAGTAAAAGTTCAGTAGATGCAATTATTTCATCTGTCTGTTGTCTTTTTAAATCTCTTATTTCTTTTTCAGACTTACCTTGTAACTTCAAGGTATTCTCCATTGAACTAGTAGTCTTTAATTGTTCTTCTTGTGTTTCTAATGTTTTTTTAGTACTATCTAATAAACTTTGTTGCTCAACACTAACCCCATTTACAAGCCCCTTTATATCATCCCAATAAGCAACTATTAAACCAATACCAACTGCAATAGCACCAATACCGGTTGCTATTAATGCTTTCTGTATTCCTTTTAATCCGGTAGCAAAACCTTTTAAAACCTTTATAGAAGAAAATAAACCTTTTTTTAGATTAATTACTTTTGTAGCATATCCACCAGTTAGCTTATCAATTCCACTAACTATAGCGGTTTGTTCTTTACTACCTTTATTTAATTCAGTTATTGCACTTGTAGCTTGTCTTCTTTCATTGTTAAGGGTTTTTAATCCAAGCCTTTGGTCTTTTATCGCATCTTTTAAATGGTCTGCTTGTTTTGTTAATCTTCTTTGTGCTTCAAGGTTTGTTTTAGATGTTTTATTTTGAGTTTGCTGCACTTTAAGCAAATCCTTTTCCAACATAATAAGAATTTCCCTCTGTTCATCTAGTGTAGAATTTAATTGCTTTAAGTTAGCCTCTGCATCTGTGGTAGTAATTTTTAACGTGTAATCCTTTTCAATCATTTTTTATTTCTTTTAATTGATTTTAAAAAGCCTTTAATTGTTTTTGGCAAAGCATTCTTTCCTTGTGCTATTCTTATATTTTCAGTTTCACCCTCAACCACTTGTAACAAGTCAATTATATTCTTAATCATAATATTGTATTTAGTAATTCAAATTCTGTTTTACCAGTTGTTAAATCTGTTTTAAGAGAATTAATCTTATAGCTATCTTGTCCTAATTCTATCAAATCATTTAATTCCAGATCATAATAAACTTTCATAGGCAGATAAGCAGTAACCTTAATTAATCTTCTTTTTTCATTAAACACATCTTGGATATAAGTCTTGTATTTAGTTTCAAATAAAGTATCTGTAAAACAAGCGGGGTCACCAACCTCTCTGACTGTATATTCGTTATATTCATTTTGAAAATGTATATTCACCTTACTTGTAGGGCAAGACAATGCCAAACTATTTGATGGTATAAAATATCTTGTTATATCATCTTCATCAGTTGTTTCTTCGTCTCTTATCTTCATTGATGTGCCATTATTTAAAATTGGATAAAACAATAAAGGCTCACCATAATAAGGCTCAAAGTTATCATCTACAAAAAAACCATATTGAATTGTAGTTGATGCTCCAGATCCACTTGGGTTTATATCATAAAGTCTTTCATACTGCATATGCTCAAAAGGCAACTGAACTTTATAATTTTCTGTAGGTGCATCATATATCCTATTGTTCAATTTAAAACTTATTGAACCCCAACCGGAATTAAATATTTGCTCAAATTGTTTTGCAAGTAAAGTTCCTAGTCCTTTATAACTAAAATTTATTTCTTTAAATGGTAATGCAACATCTACTTTTGATGTTTTCGTATCTAAATATTGGTCTATGTTTATTGGTGTTTGTGAACCCGCTGCATAATAACTATCTAATGTCCTAACTACTAAAACTCCTAAATTATTAACAAAAGCAGTTAAGTTAAACATCTTAAACATACCAGATAAAAAGTCTATGATTTTTATTTTAGGTATCTGTTGTGTAATATTAAATTCAAATACTGCACTTGTAGAGAATGTTGCAGCATTACTAAATATTACAGAACCCTCTAACGTTACATTATCTTCATCTCTTTCTTCTGCATCTAATGTCCATTTAATACCACCGGCAGCAAATTGCACCAACACATCACTTCTTATTTCTATTGTGTAAGTTCCATCTGCTAATTGTTCATTTGTATAAAAAGGATATTGTCCAGAAACACCATTTTGTGTAATTGTATTTCCCGTGTTGGTTTCTGTTACCCTTATATCATAAGCTAATAAAAGATTTGTAGGAGTAAATAATAAATCTACTTTTGGTGTATCTAGGCTATAATCCCCATTTGATGTATCAATATTTAAGTTTCCAAATTGAATAAATCCAACGGGTGTTATTTGGTCATAATCACCGGTTGTTGTTTCTGTGCCTAATTCTGTTACCGATGTCCAATTTGCATCGCCGAAACTTGGTGTTTCTACATTACCTTTTTTTCTATGCAACCACATAAACAAATCGTCAAATTCTTCATTAGTAGTATCATTAAAAAAATCATTTGAAAATACAATATCCGAACCATAACCATTTGCTACTGTGTATTTTGTTTCTATTGCATCAATTATAGTTTGTACTCTTAAAGCATATTTAAACTGCTTCCAATCTACTCCATTATGTGTAGGTGAACCAGAATGCGGATAAACATTATTGATTGTGTCTTCTGAATTAAATACCGTATGAGCACCACTATTATATACTAATCTGTTTGTATGAGTAATTAAAGGTACAGCTATGTTATTGTTTCCGGTTGGGAAACCTTGCAATATATCTCTTATATTTGCATAGTCATATACTTGTGAGTTATCATCTAATGCACCCAAACTACTTAATAAATCATCACCCAAAACATCTTTTAGGTTTACCGTATTACCAAAGAAAGTTATATGATATGTATGAGCAACATTGTTTTTTAAATCAACACTATTAAGCTTAATCTTTCCATCCTTAAAAGGCAAATCGTTTAACTCTAATCTTGCATCAGCTTTATTTCTTGCATCAAAGCCAAAGTCAATATCAAAATTATAATAGTGCTGAAATATTATATTATTCTTTCTGGAAGCCGGGACTGCAAATGTTTGTGTAAACTCGGTAAACACCTTTGCAATATCCTTTACATTTTGGATTGTTTGAGTAAGTGAAACCGTTTCATCTTTAAATAAATCTACCCTTTCAGTACCTATGTATAATTGTAGTCTACGCATTTATCTAATGTTGTTTATGTAATCAAAAGCTTCTTCAAACTCCATACTGTATTCTATTAGCCTATCATTTACACTTGTTTTAAAGGCTACTGATGATGTTTTAACCTTTACCGGTATGATTATACCAGATCCTTTTCTTACAGTAGATAGCCAAACGTATTCACTTAATAGCAATTCTTCAAATTGTTGGTTAGCAAACTCCGGATAATATCCGCTGCTTAATTTATGTGTTTGTTTAGCTTGTGTATTAAATACTTTATTTGGTGCATTCTGTACTGAATAGGTAGCACTTGAGCCACTTGGATAGGTTATGGTATTTGATTTATACCCCTCATTTGATCTGGATAAATTTTTACTTTCTTTTAAAAAGAACCACAAGTCTTGTTGAGCACCATACTTGTTTATGTAGATAATTCTGTTACCAATTCCATATTTTGTGCAATCAATTCTTTTTATATTGCAAACAACCCCATCAGTGGTTACACTTGTAGCTGTACTTGAAAAAGATGTTGCTGCTAAAACATTTGAAGCATTTATGTTCGGTATTTTACCCGCAGTATTATTAGGGGCAAATATTGTAAAGGTGTCTGTATCTTCATTTATAGGTATTAAGTATGTAGGGGTACTTCTTCCAAAAGGTACGGTTGGATTTACTTGTTCTTCAAATGTTCCGTAGGCTTCAAAGCCAACATCTGAAATTGTAGTAGGTTCATCTATTGCGGCACCTCCGCCGTTTATTAAAGTATAACTTTTTAGGTTTGTTTCTATATCAACAGTCTGTGGTACATAACTACTTTGGTAAGTTATCTCTATATAATCCCTTGCAAGTTCTGCTATGTCAAAATTAACTGTTTGAGTTGCTACTAAAGATAAAGGCAAATTCTTTGTTAATGTATATCTTAAAGTTCCATCAATAGTAACCTTGCACACAACAGACCTTGCTCCGGCACTTGCTACTATAAATTTAAACTGTGGGTTTCTTAATGCTAATTGTAATGCCATCTTAAAAGTCTAGTGTTAGTGTTGCTATAAATAAATAGAACCTTATTGTTGTGTATGTATATCTTTCATCTCTTGCTATGTACTCCCAACCTAACATAAGTCTGTTATGTGGAAAATGAAATGCTATTCCTAATGTCCAATCCATAATTATTTTTTTTCATTAAAATTTATTGCACTTTCAACATCTAATAAAAATGCGTTTCCTAAATCTTTGGATAATACTCTTAATCCCGCTTCAAATGGTTTTGTAAAGAATAAGTTAGCCTTTATACCTTTGTTATATATGCTTCTTGAGATAATATAAGTCATACTATCATAACTCATAAATCTTCCTTTCTTATCTCTAAACTGAAACCTCTTTTTTCTTAACCACGCATTAATCCCTTTTCTTAATCCACCTTTTGGAAAGTTACCAGATCCATACTGAAATTTTGATAATGCTGCACTTGTTGCCGGATATGTTGATGTTTTACCCCTTACACCTTTGTCAACAAATTTAGCATAGTCTTCCATTAAGAAACCTATGATTATTTCATCTTGGCTTTGATTATAGGTATAACTAACCGATTGATATAAGCTACCTAAACTCTTTCTATCATCAACTAGGTTTTTCTTTGCACTATCTACTATATTTTTAGCAAAGGCATTTAGAAAAGCATCTACGTTTTTTAATTCCATTAGCAGATATATATATCATTGTAAATTAATATATCCATAGTCGCACTCCATCCGGCAAGTTCATTTTCAAATCTGTCCATAAAGGGTGTTAAATTTGGATTACCCTCTAGTTGGTACATATCTTGATGCAGTGTACCCATCCTTAATCTCTGTATAAGTAGATTTAATACCAATAGCTGCGTGTTTAGAATATCTTGTTCATTATCGTTACCGGTAAATCTATCTGTCGTTATATCCTTTGATTGGTCTACAATATCACAAGCTAATATAGTTATATTAAACCTCAATACATTTTCTTCTGCTGTAACACTATTTACAATCATATGTGCCAAAGGAAATATGTCTTGCTTGTTTAGATTTACTTTGCTTATATCACCAATAGAAACTGTATTAGTAAATTCCGTACCTCTTAATTGTTCTTCTATTGTTGAGGTTAATTGGTAATATCCTCTTATTCCTTGTTGGCTCATTTAAAATTTTGTTTAATTCTTTTGGCTTCTACTTCTGCTTTGTCTTTCATAAATGATAGCATCATAAAACATTCGTGTACTCCTAATTTAGTGATATTTTCAATTCTTGTAATGTTCCCTTTAGCGAGGCTGTAAATGCTGCTATACCATCCCCACTTGGTTGTGAAGTTAGAAACTGGGTCAAGGCTTGTGTTTCCTCCTTGTCCAAATAATTCATCATAGTTTTCGATAAGTCTATTCCTAAATTCCACAAAAAAAAAACTGATGAAATTACCGCATCCATCGGCATATCTAATAATTCAACTTCTTGCCCTAACTTATATTCTTCAATGCTATATTTATCTTTTATTTTAGCAAGGATAGGTCTATATAAAACATTCATAGCTTTCTCTATATTATCCCAATCCCCTATAAAGGTATCCAGATCAATATATTCCCCTAATGTTAAATCATCTAATTCCGGATGAAATCCATACTTTACTTTTCCGATCTGGAAACTAGTAACAAGCTTTGGTTTTTCTTCAAATAAATCTGTTAAGATAGTTGTTATCTCATTACTATCTTGTACTTTCAACAGCATCACATTTCTTAATTCTATATTGCAAAATATTTCAATCATCTTTGCATTTAAGAAATTCAAGTCTTTCTCATTATCTTGAATTTTTAAGAACTTTTTATATTGCCTTAATGTAATATCTTTTAATGATGTTGGTATTTTAATCTTCACATTCATATCTATATAACGTTTTTAAAATGGTTTTTTATACAAAGTAAATATAATAAAAAAAAGGCACACCATTTAAGATGTACCTTTCTACTCAAAACTAACTTACTCAACTATAACATACTTGCTTCGTGACAAGTCCCAGAACAAACTCCGGGGCTATCTATTTCTTCACCACATTCACTGCACTCATATTCTTTGTACTCCGGTGCGTTATACCAATCCATAATATTCTGTTTTTAATAAAAGTTATTTAATAATATTTCTTTTGCTTCATCAATGTTTTGCCTATCGTAATCGTGAAACGAATTAATAATATGCATATCCGATAAACCAATAGCCTTTAATATTTTAATCGTTTGCCTTATTCCAAATATTTCGCTGCATTGCACTATTTGAATTGGATTTTTTTTCCAATACCTAAATTCATTTTTAGCAATGGTTATATTTCCATTAATATAGGT